CAGGTATGAACTGCTGGGCCGTGTTTGATCCAGAAAACATGGATTCCACACGGGATGCTTTCTGGTTTTCTTTGCACTGTGCTGGAGAGGCTGACGAGATAGTCGAGATACGGTGCTCCCTACTGTTTGCTGAATACATGCGACATCGGGCGATTGGTGCGCGTCTGAGGAGTCTGACGAATCCTGTTCCCGTGGAGGATGAATTCGCCAACCTCCAGTTGGACCTAAGTCTGGAAGGAGTCACTTGGACGATCAAGACCAAGGAAGGTTACGAGTTTGAATACTGGATGCGTGGTGCCGAGAAACGGATTCGCCAAACCCCGGATTCGTTCAAGGGAAATCTGCAACCAGCAGAAGGAGAGTAACGAATGACAGACACCGCGACCGACACGAACGCTACGGCGACGGCCGACACAACGGCGACGAATGCGACGAACGCTGACGCGACGAACAAGACGATCCTCGAATCCGCCTCCCTCGTGAAGCCGGACGGCAGTTTCGTCGAGAACTGGCACCAGAACGAACTGCTGCCCCAGGACCTGCGCGGGCACAAGTCCCTGGAGGTCATCAAGACCCTGCCGGACCTCATCAAGCGGACGATCAACGCCGAGCAGATGGTGGGCAAGAATAAGGTCCCCGTCCCGACGGAGAAGAGTTCACCCGCCGAGTGGGACGCCTTCTGGACCGCCGCGGGCCGACCGAAGTCCGCCGACGACTACAAGTTCGACGTGCCCGCCGACCTCAAGACGATCTTCACGGACGAACGGATGGCCGCCGTCCGCAAGCTGGCCCACGCGGAGGGCTTCAGCCAGAAGCAGTTCAACGCCTACATGAAGAACGAGGTCGAGTCCTCCCTGAAAATCCTCCAGAACACGGAGCAGGAAGAGGCCCGCGTGCGCGACGAGAACGAACTGGCCCTCAAGAAAGAGTGGGGCGCGGCCTACGACGAGCGGCTGCACGTCGGCAAGCGGCTGGTGGCCGAAGCGTTCGGCAACAACGAGACGGGCCGGTTGGCCTTTCTGGAGAAGTTCGGAAACGACCCGGACTTCATCAAGTTCGCCGCGACGATGGGTGCCAAGCTGGTCGAGCACAAGGCCCTGATCGCGACCTATGAGGGCGTCAACAGCCCGAAGGAAGCCCTGGACCGGGCCAAGTCATTGCAGAGCACGCCGGGCTACATGAGCTACGACGGCAGTTACACCACGCCGGACGGCAAACGTGCCTTCCTGAGCGCGGAGGAACGACAACGAATCACGGAAGAAATCAATAAGCAGTTCAAACTTGCCTACCCCGAGCCGGCCGCCCGCAAAGCGGGCTAAGGCTACGGGAGGGCTGCGGACACCCGAACGGGTGACAAAGGGTGCGGTCAGAGCCGCGCGTCACCCCATAAGGCCCGCCGGCGATCGGCCGTAAAGCGAAGGCACCGGACCTTGGTGTTCAAGACACTCCTGCCGCCAAAACGAAACACCAAGTTCAAGGTGCTATCATGGGTTTACCCTCTACGATAGATACCGCGTTCGTGCGCCAGTACCAGAGCAACCTCTACGTGCTCTGCCAGCAGCAAAAGTCCAAGTTCATGACGCGAGTGCGCAACGAGTCCATTCAAGGCGAGTCCAAGTCGTTCGACCGTTTGGGCGAAGCGGAGGTCCAGGAGATCACGTCCCGGCACTCCGACACCCCGAACAACGAACAGCCGCACACCCGCAGGTGGGTCACGCCCGCCAACTACGATACGAACTCGTTCGTGGACAAGCAGGACGAGCTGGCGATGCTGATTCAGCCGACGAACCAATACGCCCAGAACCAGGCGCGTGCCCTCGGTCGCAAGACCGACGACATCATCATCACGGCGGCCCTGGGGACGGCGGCGGCCGGCGTCACTCCGACAACGTCCTCTGTGGCGTTCAAGGACGAGACGATCAGCATCAACGGCGACGGCACGGTGACGAGTCTGGGAACGCTGGCGGCGGTAGCGACCGTGGCCGACATTACGTTGGCCAAGATTGCGACCATGCTCCGGCTATTCCTCGATGCCGACGTGGACGAGGCGATTCCGCTGTACTGGGCTGTGTCCCCGAAGGACGTGCAGTCCATGCTCCAGATCGCCAACCTCACGAGCATCGACTACGTCGCTCTCAAGGCGATTGAAACCGGGCGGATCGACCGAGCGCTCGGCTTCAACTTCTTCTACAGCACGAGGCTGACGAAGGACGCGGCGACCTCGACGGCCTGGCGGACGATTGCCTGGGCGCAGGACGGCATCATCTATGCCTCCGCGCAGGCGATCACGAGCAAGATCGACGAGCGGACGGATCTGCGCTACACGACGCAGGTCTACAGTGTGATGAACGGCGGCGCGGTCCGTATGGACGGCGACAAAGTTCATGAGTGTCTCAACAAGGTTGCTTAACCAAGGAGAAATCCGATGGGTACGACGATTGAAGGGCCGTTTCAACTCACGGCTCCGTGCTACCCCCGAGGAGTCCTCTTTGGGGAAGTGGCTGAACCGAAGCAAACGATTTTCGAGCAGAGCGCAACGCAGCAGTACGAGCTGGGCACCCAACTGTGGTACCCGGACGGACGAAAGTTCCGCTATGCCTACAATGGCGGAGTGGCGTTGACCAAAGCCTACATGACGTGTTCGGCGACGAACACGGCCAACTGTGTGGCGGAAGCCCAAGGCACCTCGGGGACGAGCGTGGAAGTCGGCGATCAAGAGATCGTCATCGACGTTACGAACGCCTCGGGGATCACGGACGACCTCTATGCTCAGGGCGTGCTGGTAGTCGAAAGCTCGACAGGGATCGGCGACATCTACAAGATTCTCGCCTGCAAACTGTTGACGACGACGACGGCGCGTCTGCTGCTGGAGACTCCCATCCGTACGGCCTGGGCCGCCGGAACGACCATTACCCTTCTGCGGAATCGCTGGAAGGAAGTGGTGGTCTATCCGACCACGGCCACGCAGCCGGCGACGGGCATCCCGCTGATCGCCGTCGACATCAACTACTACTGTTGGTTGCAGACGGCCGGGGACGCGCCCTGTTACGTCGATACGGGCGACACGATTGTGCTCGGCGAACCGGTCGGCAAACCTGGAACCCACGCGGTTGCAGGTGCGTGCGGAGCCGTCGGATCCGGTCCCACGGACGAACTGTGGGGCACGGTCAGACTGGCCACCGCGGCCGATTCGGTCGCTGTCATCAATCTGCGTCTGGATTGACGGAGACCATCAACCTTCACCGGGGCCGGCTGGTACGCCGGCCGGCCCCTTGCTTCTGAGACGATCCGATGGCCGAATCAACGACAAGCGTTTGCAATATGGCCCTCGCCCGTCTGGGGGCGAAGAGGATCACCGATTACAACGACGCCTCCGACACAAAACTGGAGGCCATCTACTGCCGCCTGTTCTTCGAGCAGACGGCGAAGGCCCTGATCCGCTCGCACTGGTGGCGGTTCGCCAAGGACCGCGTGCAGCTCTCACAGGACCCGACGGCCCCGTCGTTTCAGTGGGACCACGCGTACCTGCTGCCGAACGACTTTCTCCGCAGCGTCATGGTCTGGGACGGCAGCGACAATCCGACCGGCGAGAGCGAGTACGACCACGAACTGGAGGGACTCAAGCTCCTGACGGACGAAGATGAGGTTTACTTGAAATATATCCGCTGGGTCAGCGACACCGGCGCGTGGGATCCGCTGTTCACGGAGGTCTATGTCCTGACCCTGGCGAAGAAGCTGGTCATCCCGCTGTCCCAGGACGTGAAGCTCAAGCAGGACATCGACAACGACCTTTTCCCTCTGCTGCGGCAAGTGCGGGCCCTGGACCGGCAGGAGGAATCCCACGTCGGCCGGTACAGCCTAAAAACATGGAGGGAATCGCGACTGAGTGACACAGCATGATCCACGCGAACGATCTGGTTTTCGACATCGGTGCCAGCGTAGGCGACAAGACGGCCGTCTACCTGCGGCAGGGCGCGCGCGTCGTGGCCTTCGAGCCCGAGCCGGTTTCGTTCGCCAAACTGAAGGCCCGCTACCAGAACAACACGAAAGTCACCGTCCTGCCGGTCGCGCTCGCGGCGCAGGTGGGCACGGTCCAACTGGCAATCTGCACGAAGGCCCGAACGATCTCCACCTGCAATCCTGAATGGCAGACCGGCCGATTCCGCAAGCATCACTGGACAGAGACGGTGGAGGTTCAAGCGACGACCCTGGACACGGCCATCGCACTCTACGGCCGCCCGCAGTTCATCAAGATCGACGTGGAGGGCTACGAGGCGGAGGTCCTGACCGGCCTGACGCAGACCGTGCCGTACCTGAGCT